GTGGTTTGGGCGAGCTACTCTCAGAGTACATTGATGAGAGTGAAGAACGTAAGCTCGAATATGCCTTTCTTGCGGCATACCGTCGTCCGGGCGGTTACTTACCCGGCTCTCTCTCGCAGCCCCGAAAGGTGCGAGATGCCCTTAGAATCACGGATACTGGAAAGTGGATTTGGTCTCGAAATCGCCTCGAAGAGGAGTTTCTTGGGACCGGTCCACTTTTTGAACAAATCCAGTACGATCCGTCTCCGGATGAGCTTGTCCCCAAGGATACTTCAGATCAAGAGTATATTGGGAAAGTTGACGACCAATTTGTCTATGACTCAGGAAGATTGAAGGAGGTTGCTTTGCGCTTCTATTTCGACTTACTGAATCATGCCGAAAAGGGCGAAGACTTTTGTGCTGACCCTGTAGCACTTCCGGAAGCCCTCAAGATCCGAGTTATTACTCGGGGCCCCCCTCTTGCTCAATTTGCGATGAAACCCTTGCAAAAATTCCTTTGGCGTATCTTTAAGGAGTCTCCTTGCGGTCGTTTGGTTTCTGAGCCTGAGAGTTATGAGTACCTGCAAGATAGATTAAGCGCCGGTATCTCCCTTATGGGGAGAGACCCTAGCTTTCGTCTTCTTTCAGCGGACTATGAAGCAGCCACGGATAATCTCCGTAGTATTGTTTCAAACGTGATAGCCGAACAAATTGCCTTGCGTTGCGGACTTTTGAAGTCCGAAAGTAAGCTCTTTATTCGACTGTTGACACGTCATAACCTCGAGGCTGAGAATCCAACGTCGGAAGAAGTTGAGGATTTCGTTCAGCAAAATGGTCAATTGATGGGGTCGATCGTTTCTTTTATCGTTTTGTGCATTGCGAATCTTACCGTTCTTCGATGGTCTGAAGAGGTTGCACACAAACGTCGGATCTCTCTGAAAGCGTCCTCAACTATTGTCAATGGTGACGACGGTTTAGCTGTTCTCAACGATCGTGGATATCGCGCGTGGGTTAAGTTATCTAATTATATCGGAATGAAGCCTTCCCAAGGGAAAGTCTATTTCTCGAAAAATTATTTTAACATCAATTCACGTGGATATTCGCTCGATCATGAATTCGGCTACCGCTCGAAACTTGGTAAGGTTCGAGTAGCGCCTTTTAGAGAGATACCGCATATAAATATGGGCCTTTTATATGGATTGAAACGTTCTGGAGGTAGGGTAGATCCCTTAGGGATCGAGGGTCTTGGCGCAGTGTGCTCAGCTCTCTTAAAGGACACACCCCATGACTTGCGTTATTCGGTCCGTGGCAAGTTCATAAAGCACAATATGGTACAGCTTAAGTCGACCCGCCTTCCGTGGTTTATGCCACAGTGGGCGGGCGGCCTAGGTCTTCCTCATCTTCCTGAAGATGAGGACGCGACTCTTCTTGATCGGAAGATTCTTCGCGGAATCATGTTGAACTTTTCCCGTTTCAAACCTCTTACCTTTAGAGCCGACCAAACTTGGTTGACTCATAAGGAGATTTTGAAGCGNTATCCAACAGAGGCACGTTATGTGCATGTAGATAGTGATCAAGCTTTTGAACATTCCAAGTTCTATGGAATGCTCTCTTTAAACCTACTTTTTGATTCGAATGTGGGTATAAAGGACTTGATTGGAGAGGGTGCTGTGTCGCAGAAACTTGTGATTCGACACAATGAGAGAGTTTGGGAGCGCGCTAAAGGAG